TAACAAATTTTCATTTGAATATTCAATTTCCAAATCATTATCTATTAAAACAATATCGTCTTTAATATTTGGTAAAAATTTTTTTAATTCTAAAAAATTAGAAATTTTAAGTTCATTTAATTTTATTTTAGAATTAATTTTAAGATCTTTAAGTTTTAATTTCTTATTTAATTTAAATGAAAAATCACTTCCTGAACTAAATTTAATTTTTTTTAAGTTAATATTTGAAAAAAAGATATTACTAATAAATTGAGCTTTTTTTCTATCTAAGTTTGTAATTTTGTTATTAATATGTATTATTGGTTTACTCTATTCCAAAGAAGGCTTCCAACCAGCACCATTTGTATCTTTTGATGATTTATACGACACCTCGTTATATATAGACGTTTATGACTTTAAAATAGGTCCCGATGGCATTCCAGGTGAAAAAGGAAATAACGCAACTGGACGTAAATATTTAAATTATGTGAGTGAATTAGCCCACCGTACAACTACGACAAAACGTCCTGCTACCACTACTACTACGAAGCCCCCCACTACTACTACGAAGCCTCCCGCTACTACTAAGAAGCCTCCCGCTACTACTAAGAAGCCTCCCACTACTACTACGAAGCCTCCCACTACTACTAAGAAGCCTCTCACTACTACTACGAAGGCGCCTTATAAAACGGAAGAATATTCAACGGGCGCAGCAGATGCCGGAGGTGGTAATGTATTTTTCCTTGACAAACACCATATAAATTGTGGTAATAATGGAATTAATCAATTTAAGTATTCTAATCCAGGTAATAATACATTGAGGTATGATTATACATGTTTGGAAGAATTAAACGAAATGAATAGTGATACAAATTACACTAATTACGCAACTAGTGGTGGAAACACTATTTATTTAGACAAACTTCATGTTAATTGTGATAATAACCCGATTTTAAACTTTAAATTACATACTGAGGATTACAATATACGATATAATTACCAATGTGGAACACGTAGTGCACCCCAAAATGATTGTCGTGATATAAAAACTCGTGAGAGTGAAGAATCATCCAATTCAGCTTTTCTAGATAAGCAAAATGTGATATGTAACCACGATGAAGTATTAACTCAGTTTAAATTGAACCGTGATGGGCAGAAATGGTGGTATGCCTATAGGTGTTGTAAACCACAATAAACTATTTTCTATATTTATTGTAATGTGGTTCAACTTAACAATACTAATAATAATAATTTTTGCATTATTAACAACTATTTATTATTCGCCTGAATCATTTGATACTAACACTTATTGGAATAGCGTGAAAGACCAATATAAAGGCGCTACTGGACCACGTGGTCCACCTGGCGACAATTATGACAATTATATACCCGACGATAAAAAGGCGATAATTGATGGATTTATAAACGATTTACACCTTAATAAAAATGGTAGCTATTATATAAATAATATCAGATTAAGTCGAAACTCAATACCACAGGGAAGCGATTCGCTTAGTTTAAAATTCCACGATTTTTCATCCGACGAGACCCTTAACAAACTGGAATTATTCCTATCACAATTGGAGAAAAAAGACGGGGTTTATTATATTAATAATAATCCAATTAAGTGTAAATAAGTAATTACTCTGCGACTATTTTCCATTAAATGATTAGATTATTATTTTTATTTTTTTATTAATTATTATATATATATATAATGACTTTGTTGGTAGTATTGTGTATATGTGTTTTAATTTATATGCTATTAATTTTCAACAATAAATCCGAATTCTTTTCAACGACTATAAACCATAATCCTAAAATTTTAAATTTTATGAATTTTATAAAAACATTAGACTTAAAAGAGGATGCTAAATTTTATTTAGGTGATACTGAACTTGGAACCGAAACACCAAAATGTGGTTATCCACATACTATAGCCAACTTGGATCAATGTGGCGAAAGTTATAGTTTAGCAAATGCAACAAATCCAAAAACGGCTTTTAAAACGTGCCCATTATCAACCCCTAAATGTTACGGACACGTTTCAAATAAAAATTGGGGTGTATGCGTACATTCTAAATTTAATAATGAGGGAAATGGTAAATGTGGCGAACAATATAATCCAGCCACCCTTGCTGGTGGTAATGGATGGAAAACGTGTCCAAAAACAGCCCCTAAATGTGTTGGTCACAAATTTGGGACCTGGGGGCACTGTACCCATTCCAACTTTGATAAGTCTAATAGATGTGCTTATAATTATCAGGATAAAGGCTGGAGAACCAAATATAGAGGTGAAATGCCATTTATGTGCCCTATTTCAAGACCGAAGTGTATTGGTTACAAAAAAGGAACTTGGGGTACGTGTGGGAAATATTAAATATTCATTTAATAATTCATTTAATAAATAATTAATTAATAGTATTATTATTATTATTATTATTATTTAGTATTCAACTATGAATTGTGAAAAACTGATCCATAATCCAGCGTCAATTTCAACCACCGATTTGATAGAATTTATTACAAAAGCAAACGATATTTATTTTAACGATGATACAGATAAATCTAATAAAGTAAATGATCACGTATATGATTTAGCAATCGAATTACTAGAAGATCGTGACCCAAATAATACTCTTTTGAGTCAAATAGGAACGCCTATTTTAAAAGACAAGGTTAAATTGCCCTTTCATATGGGTAGTATGAATAAATTAAAAACCCCCGATAAAATTAATGCGTGGTTAAAGAAATATGACGACGACTCCTATATAATTACCGATAAATTAGATGGTATTTCAGCGTTGCTCGTTATTAATACTAATAATATTAAATTATATTCACGTGGTAATGGAACAGTCGGTCAAGACATATCCCATTTACTTCCTATGATAAACTTACCAAACTTTAATGGAGGTATTGACGCGGTATTCAGAGGTGAGTTAATAGTTTCAAATAAATATTTCAACGAAAATGCTGGGACTAACTATGTAAGTGCTCGTAGTTTAATAAATTCGTTAGTTGCGACCAAAAAAACGAGTAATTTTAAAATCCAATTTATTGTATTTGACTTTGTGAGTTTGAAAGCCTCTATTGAAAACCAACTTATTGAAGCTAAAAAACTTGGAATGGATGTAGTTCACTATATAAAAAAAGATAGAAGCGCCCTTGAAAATCTAAAGGAAATATTATTGGAAAGAAAGGATGCAACTAAATATAATATAGATGGAATTATTGTAAATTCAAATAAAATTCACGATAAAAATACTGAGGGAAATCCCAAATATAGTTTCGCGTTTAAATCGAATGGATTGGGTGAAATTACGAAAGTAACTAAGGTGGAATGGAATATTTCAAAGCATGGGAAAATAGTGCCGCGGATTTTTTTCAATCATGTGCTTTTAAATAATAGTAAAGTGTCTTGCGCGACTGGAATCCACGCCCAATATATTAAAGACCACAATATTGATATTGGTGCGACTATCCGCGTTGTCTTAAGTGGAGATGTAATACCTAAAATAGTTGATATTATAATTCCAGCTAAATCACATTCACTTCCAACTATACCATACAAATGGAATTCTGTAAATATATATATAGAAAATAGCGACGAGATTAATCCGACTTTTAGATTAAATCATTTTTTCGGTGCTTTGGGAATCAAGGGTTGTAGCAAAGGCACCATTGAGCGATTAGTCATTAATGGCTATAATACTATTGACAAATTTAAAAATATTTCTGTATCGGATTTGTTGAAATTGAAGGGATTTCAACAAAAAAGTAGCGAAAAGTTGGTGGTATCATTGCGGGATGTGTTTGAATCAACTTATACCAATGCACTATTAGCATATGCGTCGCTATGTTTTGGAGAGGGTATTGGATATAAAAAAATGCTTAGTATAGAAACGACCTATCCATTATTTCATACTCGCGCCTTAACTATTGAGAAATTGAATTCAATTGAGGGATTTTCAACAAAAACTTCTGAAAAAATAATAAATAAAATAGAAGATTATCGCAATTTTTTAAAAAAACATTCCTATTTAAAAATAGAAAAAACGATAAATAAAAATAAATCTAAATCTATAAAAAATTACTATACTTTCACCGGTTTTCGTAATCAAAATCTAAAAGAAAAACTGGAGAACGATGGAAATAAAGTTGAAGATACAATAACTAAAAACACGAATTATTTAGTGATAGCGGGAAGTTCACGCTCATCAAAGGTAAAAAAGGCCGAATCATTAGGAATTACGGTTATTTCAATGGATCCATTAATTTCTAAATATATATTATAATGATAACTCGGTCAATGAAAAGACCACTGTCAAATAATAATAGTAAAAGTAACACCATAAAAAAAAAGAAAAAGCAACTTATCACAAATAACAAGAACCCGACGATAATTAAAAAAGAACCCGGTTATAGCCCCCCTTCTAGTCCAATTTCCGGATTGTTACAAAGACAATAATACTGTTGGGATTGGTTATGGATTTGACTGCGACGACGGTAAGTTTAAGACTCTTAGTAATAAGGTTGACCGCCTTAAAAATGAATGCTATGGTTTTAATAATCACCCCAGTAAAATTTAGTTTCATAAAATCCAGGAAAATATAAGTGTAAGCTATAACTGGGTTTATCATTGAATACTTGAATATTTCCACTTATATCATTTATATAGAATACCGAACCCAGTTGATTATTATATGTGTTAGAATTGTATATATCTAAATTACCTTGCAGTTTTTTAATAAAGACCGTATCGTATATTGGCATATATGAACCACCTCCCCAAGATAGTAATTCTAAGGAATAGTTTTTATTACGAAAAATAATATTTTTTTCATAATTATTAACACTTGGTTCTAATTTATATTGATACCAATCAGTTCCATTATAGTCATTTAAACTGGTTAAAACATGCTTTTTAAAATTTACATTGGTATGATTTCCTGTATAAAGTATTTTATTAATATTTTTTATTAATCTATTCATCTTTATTTATTATTATTTATATAGTATTATTTTTATTATTAGAATATTCCCCAATATTAACACTGCGAAAGTTCCTTTGAAAATACGACCATTTTATCTAATGCTTCGTTTAAATTTGAGTTTGATGGTAAATCAAAATATAATATATTTTTCGGATCGGTTAAAAATGCTGTTAATGCTTTAATTGTTTCGTTATTAATATTTGAAAAATCTAGTGTATTATTGGCTTTGGTGTTATATAAAAAATTAAAGTCATTAAACTTAATTTCTTTGTATAGTTTGCTAAATTCTATATACTTGTCTTTTAATTCTGGGTATTTTTTAATTAAATCAATTATTTTTTTACATTTTGCCTCTTCGGTTTTCTGGAATCCCGTTTTCAGTTTATCCAATGGTTCGGGGACATCTCCCGATTTAAGATCCGCCTTTTTATATGAAAGACTGTTTCCCATAACAGGTGCGCCACCTTTACAAATACTAAGTTTTGGACAATAGTCCTCAAAATTCAATTGTGGGTTTGCTTTACAGGCATTTGTCGCGGTTATATTTTCACACGATTTACAACTATTTAATACAGGAGTACCTTCGTTCGATGAAGCGACATCGTTAAATTTATTAGGAATATTTTTGAGTTTAATATTGTCACGAGCCTCTTTAGGGGAATATTTAACATTGAACATATTTGAATTCATTCCATTCATATGGTATTTATAAAGCATGCTAGAATTGTAAACTTCATTTTTCGTTTCTGGATACTCGGAAGAGGGGTTATATTCCGGACATTTTTCTCGTTTACCACGTATGGCTTCTAATGTAAAATTATCGGAATTATTATTAAAACACCCCAATAAAATTATGGCCAATAGTGTGATTAATAATACATTTATCATCATTTTACAATATTACAATATTAAATTATTGTGCCAATGATGGCGAATTATTATTATTATATTTTTTAGGGAGTATTACTTTACAACTAACTTTTTTACCCTCCATTAAATCCTTATAAACCTGTAATCCAGCCTCTCTATTTTTTACTATATATACTGGGGACATTGGAGGGGTTATTTTAAAAATCAACGAGGCCATTTGTCTTATCATAGATGTTTTTATGCAAATAATTGAAAAAACGAGGGGATTTACATCTTGTTGTTTTAATTTTTTGATGAAATTCGCCATTTTCATACAATAATTTGGCGATGGAGAACTCATATCTTTGGTATCAAATAAAAAATAATATTTTTTGTTTTTTGAATGAATGTTTTCCCAAAATTCAGTGAATTTATTAAAAGCACCGATGTTATCTATATCATATAGTGATATTTCAAATAGAGGCAAATTACTAGTATCAACTTCAAAAAACATATATAAGAATATATAATAAAAATAAATGTAAATTTATTCGCATAAATCAATCCATAAAATTGGCCGGTTTTATATTATATTGAGCACCCATATTTTGATTCATATTTTCAACTAATTTATTCGTTTCTTCTTGCGTCAATTCTCTCTGAGGATAAAAATTCATATACGTATCATCCACTTGACTGGTTAAATGTAATTCGGACATATTGCTTGGGATAATTTCGGCGACGGTGTCTTCTGGAACTGATACGACTGGGTGTGATAATGGTTCTGGAACAACGGATATGGTCGCTTCTGGAACAACGGCTACAGTCGCTTCTGGAACAACGGCTATGGTCTCTTCTGGAAAAGTCGGTGGTTCGGATGGTATAATACCATCCATTATTGCGCTGGACATAGCCTGAAAAATATTTTTGGAGGGTTGCTCAGTTATTTCTATGGGGTTGGGTGATGATGGCGCCATAGTGGTTGTAGGTTTAATAGTGGGGCGGGATACCATTGCTTCGGGTCTTTTGTATGAAAGGAAGCCTGGCGATAGTGTATCCTTAGCGAAAACTACCGATTTGATTAGGTTCCCCATTTCGTCGGTTATGTCTAAATCAAATACCATATTTGGATTTCCATTAAGCCGTATTAATAATTCTTCTCCATCCAGACTATTTACTTCTATAAAAACAACTAAGGTACCATTTAACTCGTTAATAATTAAGTGTTCTCTTTGAAGATTCAGTTTAAATTCCATCGCGAGTTTTGCGTTTAATTTAGAATACATCGTTTCTATATTTTTCTGGACTTCCCCGCACGTTAATGGCATATTGGTCTTAAAAATAAAGGTCAAGAACGCCGATGATGGCTCAGATATTGGAGTTGTAATTGGAGGGTCTTGTTTAGGTCTTCTAATATCTGGAACGGGAACCGGACTTGGTTCTTCTTGTTCCTGGTCCTGGTCTGGTTCTTCTTGTTGTTCTTGTTCGGGTCCGTATTCTACCAAATCAAATGGCGCCACAAAACTTTCATATTGTGGCAATGTATAGTGAATACTAAAACTAATTAAAATTAATAGTAAAATTAAGCAAATAAAGACTACTAATTTAAAATTAAATGCGTCTCCGTATTCAACCATTTATAATATAAAATTAGAAATTAATAGTAGTAATTTAGTTTTTAAAATAGAAGAAATAAAAAAGTTATATAACTATTTAAATATTGTTTTCAATATTTATTTAATTATTAAACATGGTAGATGTTTACGAATCGTTTGAGGATATGAAGTTAAATGAGACCCTCCTAAGAGGAGTATTTAGTATGGGTTATGAGCGCCCCAGTTATATTCAGTCGCGAGCAATTGTTCCATTTATTGAAGGTAATGATATTATAGCACAGGCACAATCGGGGACTGGGAAAACAGCGACTTTTTCTATTGGTATGATGCAACGTCTCAATGAAGGACACCACGCAACCCAAGCAATTGTTTTATCACATACTCGTGAATTGGCGTTACAAATAAAGAATGTAATTGAATCTATGTCACAGTATATGAAGATCACTTTAAATTTGAGTGTAGGTGGAACCCCATTACGAACGAATATGGATGAACTTCGTCGGCGACCCCACGTAGTTATAGGAACTCCAGGTCGTGTTCTCGATATGCTAAATAAAAGTGCAATTGATAAATCTACGATAAAAATGTTAATATTGGATGAAGCCGATGAATTGCTTTCTAATATTTTTCTAAATCAAATCTATGATATTTTTAAATTATTGCCGAGTGATATTCAGGTGGGTCTTTTCAGTGCTACGATGACCTCTGATTTTTTCAAACTATCGAATAAATTTATGCGAGACCCGATTAAAATTTTAGTGAAAAAAGACGAACTTACATTGGAAGGTATTCGGCAATATTATATTGACCTTGAAAAGAATGATTATAAATACGAAACGCTATGTGATTTATACACGGTAATCTCAGTTTCCCAGTCAATAATCTATTGTAATTCAAGGCGAATTGTTGAAATTTTGGGTAGGCGACTAACGGACGATGATTTTTCAGTGGCGGTAATTCATGGAGATATGGCACAATCCGAGCGCACTAAAATAATGGATGAGTTTCGTAATGGTGTGACACGTGTATTAATTTCAACTGACCTTTTGTCGCGTGGCATTGATATCCAACAAGTGTCCACGGTAATTAATTATGATGTGCCACAATCCGTTGAAAATTATATACATCGTATTGGACGGAGCGGACGATTTGGTAGAAAAGGCACTGCCATTAATTTCGTAACGGAATATGATAAAAATAAAATTGCGGAGCTTGAGGCCTATTATGGCACTCAAATAGAACCTATGCCAGAAATCGCTGGATTAAATATTTTTTCTTAATACATTCTTTATTATTATTTATTGTTATTATTATATTATAATAATTATTATTATTTATTATTATTATGGCTACTACTAAATTGGATCATGACATTGAGCAATTTTGGTTTTCTTTAAAAGTAAGTATGATTAACTTTTATGCCACTAAAGATTTTACTCGTCCCATAGAAAGTTGGAGTGAAAATCTAAATAAATATCAAGCCAACTGTGATTATAAATCTATTGAAAAATATATAATCTATTATATATCGTTGTATGCGAATGATTTAATGCGAACCCATTCTAATTATAATATAAATATTTTAGATACAAATATAAAAAGGTGGGATAAAATTAGTATAAAATATAAAATATTTTGTAATGAAAAAAATAGTTATATTAATTTATCATTTGTATTATTTGATATTTATTTACTTTTAATAAAAAAGGATAAAACCACCAATTATTTCAAACTGTTTGAAGAAATGGAATTATTTTTAATTTATAATAATTTCGCCCACTTGATTATATATTCAGTTGATAATAATTGTCCCTCTATTATAGATAGATTGCTGGACTATAATAAAGAAATATTTAGTCAAATTATGGAAATATATAATTTAAATAATAAGGTGAATTATCCGATTAGTGGTAGAAAAATATTTAAAATTATAAGAGATGTCCAATGACCATTTAAAATTGCCGTGTGGTAACTATAAAAAGAACCAGTAAATTAAATAAATATATATTTAAACCCATCTAATTATAATTAATTAATTATAATGTATTTAGCTTGGGATGTTGGATTAATCAATTTAGCCTATTGCCTATCTGATAAAGACGGTAATATTATTAAATGGGATACAATGGATCTCACTAATCGCAAAAAAATTAAATGTGAAGACGCCTTTAAAAATGGGAAAAGGTGTACATCTAATGCGTGTGGATTTGAGGAGACCTCCAAGAGATTTTTCTGTAAGCGTCATTCGAACGGTTTAAAATGCAAAAATCTCTATACTTGTTTTGAGTGTAAAACTAAATGTAAATATATTCATAAGACAAATAATGAGTACGTCTGCGCGAAACATATGGAAAAGCGCGATATAACGGATTATTGCGAATTAATAAATAATAAAAATGTCACCAAAACATCGCTATTTAAGTTGGGTAAAAATTTAATTGAAAAGTTAGATGAAATCCCCGAGTTTTTAAATGCCACAACTATAGATATTGAAAACCAACCCTGTTTAAAAAATCCTACAATGAAAAGTATACAAATGATTTTATATAGTTATTTTTTGATACGATTAAAAAATACAAAAATTAGTATGTCTATGGTTTCCGCTAAAAATAAATTAAAGTTTGATGTTGAAAACGATGAAATAAAAGAAATTAAGAAAATCACCAAAAATTACGAGAAAAACAAAAAACTTGCGGTTGCCTTTACCAAATATTATTTAGCTAAGGATGAAAAATGGCTGACCTATTTTAAAACACACGATAATAAAAAAGATGATCTAGCGGATACCTATATGATGATTAGATATAGGCTAAAAACGATTTAAGTATATTGCGTTATTATAAAATTATTAGTTTCTATTATTTGATAAAGTATGGATATTATTAATATAAATACAGACACTGATTTAAAACCGATTAGTTTGAATGCGACGCCAATTAATTTAGATGATACTTTGAATTTAATTACAAAAGACGACGATATGGGATTGGATCTTTTAATGAACCCTAATAAAAAATCGCCAAAACAATCTACGAGTGATGTTAAACCAGCCGTTTTAGAACCATTAGAAATTAAATTGGACGATAAAATGGACGATATATTTAAATTAGATGAGCCTATTAAACCAATAGACCCATTTAGTATACCACCACCATCAACTAAACCACCTACTCCACCGCCTGTGAATAATTTTTTTAATGCGAGTGTCCCAAAAATACCCAAGCATACAAAGGCCGATAAATTCGAACTTTTGTGTAATCTAGAACGATTTGAAAAAAGGGGGATTAAACTGTCAAAAAGTTTTACTATGGATTCCGATTATGATGATATGAAATATGAATTTGACCGAATTAAAGACACCCGTGAAGTAGATAGAAGTGTTCGGTTTCAAAAAAAAATGCTCGTGGCCTTTGTAACGGGAATCGAATTTCTAAATAATAAATTTGACCCATTGGATGTTCATCTTGATGGTTGGTCGGAAAGTGTTCATGAAAACATTGAAGACTACGATGATATATTTGAGGAATTACACGAAAAGTATAAATCCAAGGCCAGTTTACCACCTGAACTTCGGTTGATGCTAACATTGGGTGGTAGTGGATTTATGTTTCATTTAACGAATTCAATGTTTAAAAATATAATGCCTGGAATGAATGATATAATGAAACAGAATCCAAATTTAATGAAAGACTTCGCAAAGGCGGCGGCTGGCAGTATGAAAGAAAAGGAGCCTGGGTTTGGTGGGTTAATGGAGGATATTATGGGTGATATGGGTAGTTCCCGATCGTCGCGACCTGAAATGAGTGGACCACCAAATATTGACGATATCTTAAAAGATGTTTCTCCAAATATGACTTCTAATATTAATATAGACGATTTTTCTAATTTTAGCGAAAGTGATTTAGAAAGCACCAAGGGGATACATATTAAGAAGAATTCTAAAAAAAAACAAATATCGCTTAATATTTAACTCTTATTTAGTTTAGCCCGGTCCTTTGTTTTAGTTTGAAGTTCATATAGTTCTTTTATTTTAACGGCTTTTAAATAATCGTTTTTAGCGACTTGTTTAAAAGGTTTTTTTTTTACTATAGAATATTTTGAGTTTTCATTAAATACATTTCCAACTAATATTATAAACACAGCTGTTAAAATTAATGAAGTAATTATATCACGCGTGGCTATAAAAGATATTGTAAAAATAGCAAACCGTCTAAATATTTTATTTGTCATAAATGCCTCCTGGGATTCGGACAATTCCATAATGATATATTTTGAGCCGATATTCAGAACAATCATAGCTATACCCGCCATATATTTGCTATTATTTATTCTATCTATAATCGTCGGTATTGTTTTCAGTTTCATTTAATATTAATATTAAGATATATAATAATTTAAAAACCCCTCGTTAATTTCTTTAGAATTTACATCTAAAATTGAGAAATAAATAATTAATAGTAATATTCCAACTAAATAATTCTCCAATATAGTAAAAATTAAAAACAATATTACTAATATTTTGAGGTATATATTACTGTTAATTATGTTCATATTAAATTTATTCATTTTTGGGAAATAAATTATGAAAATTGATAAAACAATGGTCAGTAAATGGTGAATAAACATATTTAATATAATAATATATAATAATGAGTAACGAAGTTTTTAAAAATATATTAGCAATAACCGAATGGTTTCATTTAAAAAAGCGCGACGAGATTGGAAGTAAAAGACTCGGATTTAAACGGGCGTTATACCAGTTTGCCGCACTTTTATTTTTTATATGCGTGTTCTTACCAGCGATGCCATTTATTATTATGATGGCGGCAATGGCCGCTGTTGTAAAATGGTTTTTCTTAAAGTTTAGAACACTTTAATCTTTTATTATATTATATTAATACCAAATGAACCGACCTTTTAATTTTTTAAAAAACGCAATTTCAGGTGGAACCGAAAAAACCATTTTAAATTCTGTGACAAATAGTAACGCGAATGTCGGTACCAAAGATGAAGACAATGAGAAAACAGGCCTCTTTATATATTTGATCACAGAAATAGTTACAGTACTACTTATAGTATTGGGAATTGCATTAACACTTGTTATGTTGCCAGTTATTCCATTTCTTTGGGTTTCTTATAAAGGGTTCCACGGAAAATACGGAATTATAAAATTAATACGAGAAAACTACAATATTTATCAATTATAATTTTCTAATCAAATATTAAATGCCCTACGCAACAATTGACGAAGCTTGGGGAAATGTAAAACCATATGTAAATAAGAATACTATAATAGAACCAGATACTAATAATATAGGAGCACTAGAACCAAAAGAAGAAAAAATAAGAGTTCGGAATGAACTGCCAGAAATTACTAATTTGAATAATAAATACAGTACATTTGAAACCAGAGTTGATTCAAGCATCCACGACTTAAAAAATGAAATATCGCGTCTTAATAGAAAACTGGATAATTTGCTACAACAGGGACATCATTCTCCAAAAAAACCAGTTGTCTCCGACACCTTTTTAAACCAAAATATGAATGATTTGATTTTATATGTTATTTTTGGTTTAATGGTGATGTTAATAATTGATATCATTTTTAAATTGACCAGAAGCAAATTGTTAGGAAAATAAATTAGAGGTTTTTTTTTTAAATAAATCAATTGTTTTATTATCATATATAAAATTGTTGGATGGTTTGAAATCCGAAATTGATTTGAATTTTTTCTCTTGTTTTTGCAATGATTTGAAATTTTTAGGATTTTTTTTTCCAGCCCAAGATATAAATATTATATTTGGATTATGAAAAGACACATCAAATCCATTTTCATTTAAACATTTTATTATATACACGATACATGAATTCACATCATATAGGGGAGACCCATATATGTATGGGGGTACAATAAAAAAACAATTTTCGGGATTTGAGGGCGATTTAGATGACATTTTAATACGCTGATGGCATTTTTTAAGTATTATTTCATATACTTCGTTTTTGTGTTTTATTTTAACCGTTTTTTCTTTATGTAATTCATCAATATTTATCATAGACGCCATTAAATATATTTTTTATTTTTTTTTATAATGTTATCCGTTAGTATTTAAATTATAAATTATTAAACACTACTATATAAATAATATAATGGTTAAAAATTTAATTTTTTCAGGGGGCGGTGTAAAGGGTCTGGCGTTTATAGGTGTCTATAAATATTTGGAAGAAATAGATGGTCTTAGATATATCGATAAAATCATAGGGGTTTCGATTGGAAGTGCTTTCGCCTTTTTAGTAACCTTAGGATATAACTATAGAGACATTTATTCCGTCTTTATAAATATTGATTTTAGTAAAACCCATAGTATAAATACGGAATGTTTATTTAACTTTGTTGATAATTATGGACTTGATAATGGCGATAAAATATCTAAAATACTAAAAATATTCTTAAGACGAAAATATAAAACCGATGATATAACTTTTAATGAATTATTTGAAAAAACTAATATAAACTTAAATATATTAGGCACGTGTTTAACAACGATGTCCTCAACGTGGTTTAATCTCAAAAATTCACCTACTATGTCGGTTATAACCGCCATTAAAATCTCTATGGCGTTACCATTTATTTTTATGCCCTTGACGATAGACAATAAAATATATGTTGATGGTGGGTTAACAAATAATTATCCAATTGATAGTTTTAATAATAATAATAAAGAAACGATAGGAATAGTGATAACCAACGACTCATTTAAATACTATAAAATTGATAATATAATTGACTATATGCTCGCAGTGCTTCAAACGAATTTTGTGAAACAAGATAATGAGAAAATTATCAAATATTTTGATGTTACTATTGAATTAAAAATAGATTCCAACGCATTGGAATTCAATATTACACGCGAAAAAAAACAAGAATTTATCGACCTTGGATACGAACAAACGAAAAACGAAATTAGAAACAAATATTCTTTTTTATTAAAAACGAATCACTATTCTATTAAAAACGAATAACTTAGAGGGTTTTCTCAAGCCATAAAATGACCGCCTCTGAATTCCTAGCACCATTATATTCGGAACTTGTATTTTTGGAATGTAATTTTACCGTTGGGAACCCTTCAATATTTTCTTCGGTGGCGACTTCTGGATGGTCTTCACAATTGACCTTTTCAACCTTAACTAAGACATTATTAATCTTTTTTTCAGTGCCAATTTTATCCCATTCAGAAATAAAACTGGTACAGTGAGGACACCAAGGCGCATAATACAATACTAATTTCGCATCGCCATTAGAGGTAAAATTTTCACTGGAGAGCATGTAGTTTTTTACCAACAATCCAATTATTACCACTAATAATACAAATATCACCACATTTTCAACCATATTTCTATCAACCTTCTTTAAAAAAGACGCTTTACCGGATAGAAGTTTTTTAACCATAATAATATATAAAAAGAAAATAAAACAAAACAAATATTAATTATAATCGTAGTTCGCATTATTTTTAAAAAAGGTTTCTTTTGAATAATTGGATTTCATATCATCGCTATTCGTTTTTTTTATAATTGAATACATATTAGTATGTCCGAGAGTCGGATCATCTATAGTAATATCGCTCATATATTTCAATATTTCGTATGTTCTATAATATAATTTAAATAATTCAAAGGGGGTAGTTAAAGTATAGTAAATATCCTTTATAAATGTAGATGCGTGATATTGATACCTTTTAAAAAAAAAATCGCGATGTTTTTTATTTTTAATAGTGGATTCATTAATGCAATTAATTACTTTTTTTAATTCCATTAATTTATCATCTGAATTATAGAATATTGTATCAGTTACTAATTTCTTGAATAATGTAATTAGTGTGGCCAATATTCCAACAAACCATAATGTATTTTTACTCTTAACTATATATAAATTTGTTAATACTCGCTCATTAATTATTGATAATCCTATTAAAATTATAAAAAGTGAGCTTAGTATAAATATAAACAACCCACTGAGAGTTCCAAATATTTTAATGGGAAATAAATTATTATAGTCATTGGCAATTGGATACGATTTTAATAGCTTTTCCTGAAATTCGTGGTGTAATTCATTGTAATTTCTATACTTCCATTTAGCAATACTTGACCAATGTTTTGATGTCACTAATGAAGGATTGTTATAGAATTTCTCTCCATATTTAAATAAATTGCGCAAACACATAAATGGTAATAAAATTGGCATTGAGATGAAGTTTAACACCGATATAGTAAATAATTTACTTTTTATAGAATTAATATAGGTGCTATTTAGGTATATGAAATTCCTATCAAATTTATAGTCCTTTAGGAATATGGAATTAATGAAACAATATCGAATATTCCATTCCATTAATGGACATAAATGTTCCAAGTTCAATATTTCTTTATCTATCAACGAAATGAAATAATTATCCTGGATTGTTATTTTGTTATTAATATAATACACATTTATATCGTTGTTTTCATGAGTTGAATGGAATATATCTATTATTCTATCCCATTTATAATTAACTAAATCAAAATCATTTATATTCAATATATTATTGTAAAAATGTTTGATATATTTATATTTATAAATAGAGGCGACCAGATAACCGATTTTAATTGCTAGATATATGAAATAGATAATCACCAGTATGAAATTGTATATGTTCAATTTAAACATATTTCCAAATTCTATATAATCTATGAAATAGGCTTCTGAATTTATTCTAAATAGACCATTCCAATCCACACATTTCATTAAAAACAGTGTATAGAATAGCACAAATGAATTATTAATAATATAGACAAATTGTTCTGAAATAATATTATAATACCCTTGATGAATGTAATAATCGTATATTTTTTTCAGAAACGGTTTTCGTAAATAATATGATTGTAGTTCTTCCATTGAGAGATTCACTACAGTATCCATTTTTTATAAATTATATTTTTTTATAGTTTATTTTTTTATCTTTAGGTTATTCTTATGAAAAAAGATTCCATAATATGGTTTTCGGTAGCACTAATTTATATAAAAGCCAATAACAAAATAAGATAAATATTATAGTTAATAAATTCACACTTAAAAAAAGTAAAATACTATAAATAGTCATTAAAATATAATAAATCAAAGTTCAATACCTTTAGGCATTTGTGCCACTTTTGTATTTGCCGATATAATATAAATACTATTTTGGGTCATGATCAGATAATCATTATCGGTCTTATATATATTTTCCACCTGGGAGGTGTGTTCGTCATTATTTTTATAAATAATTTTATGGGCATCGTTGACGCAAATATATACTTTATCTTTACACGAATCAAGATAAAAATACGTTTCAATCGGTAAAAAGCCACTTTTTATCGATACCTTGAATGCTTGTGCGAGGGTTTTCGCCGAGGGCATAGAAATAGACTCTTGTGATTCACAACTCATTATATAAAAAAAAATTAAAAAAAAAATAATTTTTAACCTCACCAAAAAATTAATTAAATATTAGTTATCATTGAATCAAACTTCGCCGCTACATAATTTATATTTTTCAAGATTTTTCCCGTTGATTTATTATAGACAATATAGCGCGTTTCGTCATCGTCCGCCAATTTATAACTTGGACTATCATATCGCGTTTCATTTTGTTTATACCACTCAACCGTTTCTTGAGCCTCCGTTTCATTCTTACACACTTTAGACATATTAGAACTATGGACTATGTCAAACGACTTATTTAAATCAATGTCAAAATAAGAACCCAGCCTATAAGTGAAATCTAACATTTCGGTTAATATATTTACCGTGTTTAAATATTCACCATTAAGCTTCGCGATGTTTAATTGACCCAGTAACGTTTTAATTATAGTTAAATATTGTTGGCCAATTGGACACTCATAAAAGGTTTTAATATCGTCTTTATCAATTCTATCGGTATCTTCTCTACAATTTTCAAATATACTAACCTTCTCATTTTTATTTTCGTGGCGTTTAAAATAGGTATTCGTTATATTAAAACCGAATGACGAAGCCGCACCATAAATTACATATAATATATCAGTGAGCGCATCTATAACTTCTATAAAATTATGGTCATTGAAAGCATCGTTTAATTCGTTCACTTCTTCATGAATTAAGGAATATCGCAATTCCGCTAATTTAGCTTTCTGGTTAAACACATTTTCTTGTGGAATATCATAATGTGGTAAACCAAATGTTGTATTAAATTCAATAACCTTTTCAAAATTGCTAATCATAACTAGAATTTAATTGAATTGAATTGAATTGAATTGAATTAATAGTTACTATTTATTTTAAGTAATTTTCTCAAAATATATTAATGTATATAATATTAGGGAAACCCACGTGCGGATTTTGTAAAGCATCTTTAGCATTATGTGCCTTCAAAAATAAAAAGTATATATTTATAAATATAGATGAACCAAATAATAAAAAAATGTGTAAAAAATTAAACAAATATGTCCCAAAAAATTATAAATATGTTCCAAAAATAATCTATTTATTTAAAAATAAATATAAATTTATTGGTGGCCACAACGAACTCAAGACTAATCTTAAAGTGGGGGGTGGAATCCATTTAAAAAAAACAAAAAAGGGAAAATGTTCTCCTAAATATACCAAAAAAAAAAATAATAAAACATGTTATGATAAAAAAGCGTTAATAGAAATAATTGAAGCCTATAACCAACTAAATGTATTAGACAAAATTGAAACCAATACAAAGGACACTATAGATAATTTGTGGGATAAATTAGATAAGAAACTAGAACTTAAGTGTAATGATGAAGTGTGCTGGAGTAAAGTAACTAATAAAAATAATTTAGTTAAGACACATTTCAGACCATATAAAAAACTAAGTTGGGAATATAATCCAAGGCGATGGCTTGATACGAATGATATAAATAATGTACTATCCCAGTATGAAAATAAATATATAGGTTTCAAATATTTAGGGTGTATTCCTATGGATTTTGATACTAAATTAAATAATGAGTGTGTGGATAAGACCCATTGTAGTTTTAATTTAAAAAACGAATTAAATGGTAATAAAAAATATTTCGCCAGTGTTTATAACTTACAGAAGCATAATGAATCAGGTTCCCATTGGGTTGCGACATTTATTAATTCACCTAAAAAGGAAGTCTATTTTTTTGATTCAACATCTAATAAGCCATACCCAGAAATAGTGAATTTCGTCAACCGAATTATAAAGCAATCGCTAGAAATTGGTCCAAAATATGAGTTTAAAATTAACACCTATGCTCACCAAAAAAAAGATACCGAGTGTGGAGTATACTGTATCAATTTCATAGAAAATATGATACAAGGTGTTCCATTCGACGATTATATTTCTAATATTCAAGACGATGATATAATGTTTCAAAATCGCGATAAATATTTTTCGTAAAATGTTCTATTTTTTTTAGTAAAATGTTCTATTTTTTTTAGTAAAATGTTCTATTTAAATAAATAATTTCTATGTAATATACTAAATTATGAATAATAATGTATATCTAATTACTCTTTTAGAAAAGAATAAGGTTCACCAATCCAATGAAACTATTAAAATAATTGATTTTATCGCTAATAGTATTAAATCGTCTAATAATAATGAAATTTTGAGTTTTAGCGACCTTACAAATATTGTCCCAGATATAAATGTAGGAACACCCGAAGATCCCAATAATATTCCATTGGATAAAATGCCGGAACAAGTAAAATCTTTTTTAACCCAAAATATCCATAATCAATTAAAAAAACGCTATGTGACTATTAATCTCAAAGTTATAAAAAATGGCCAATTACCTTATTCTGAAAAAGAAAAAAAATATATTGAGAATTTCATTAGAAAAATCAATATTGAAAAAATCAGTTTAGAAAAAGTGTCTGGTATTTTTACCTTTTTAACATCCGTCATTGATCCATTTATTCTCGCGGTTCGGAAAAAATGCGCTGGCAATAATGGAAAGGTTGACGATACTATTACATTCAATGAATGTGATAAGAAAACTTCCGACTCCATTGAAAAACTATATAAAGAAATTGAAACATCCGAAGATTTTAATAAAGGCTTTATGGCTCGCCCACAAAATTCAATGAAGTTTCCCGTAATTAAAAACAATTATAACCAAGATTTGAAAAATAAAATGGTTTCAGGTGCGTTGGATGTTATAGAAAATTTAAAATTAGCAGATGAACAAAAGAAACCGAAACCAGACGATGAAATTGACGCCTTCTTATTGGAAAATGAGCCGACTAAAGCGTATGACCGATCCGATTCAGTTGATGTTCGTAATATGAATGCGCTTTCTGTAGGAGACCCTAATTTTGAAAACCAAGTTGGAAAAGACGCCACCTATTTCTCATCAAATTATAAAACACATACGAAGAAAACCCAAGTCGTATTATTGGATGTTTTTCCAGGAACCGATGCCGTCTATCCATACGCTATTACTAATTTTAAAGTGCAATTAAGCGAAAATCTCATCGTATCGCGAGAAGCCGATGTCCAACTTGAATTTATTAATTTACACGGAATACAAGGTAAAAGCACCGTTTCTGGACGACGGTCCCTTGAACATTACCACGGACTTACTTTGAAAATAACTGAAATGTCTAAATATTTCAACTCACTATCCAATTTAGGAGATTTAAATGGCAAATTCTATATGCCAAATGATACATTTGGCTATCAAGATAACGATAATGAAAATTTAGTTGATAGTGGGGTGGTTAAGTTGTATAATAATAATAATAATAATAATACCGGCCCATTTATAGTAACAATACCAGATAATTCTCTCCATTCAACGACAGTTAATTTTTACGCAAATATGTTTTTTAAAGTGACAACTAATAACGGACGTGAAGGCGAAATCCGAAAAATTACAGCCTCAACAGTAGCAGTAGAAAACACATCACCAACACTCACCCTTGATAGTGATATTACCGGTCTAGATAACACCGACACCGATACATTTGAAATATATAGCGAATATGCTGAAAATCCACGAACCCTGAATTCAGTGACACTTAAATTAAAAAATAACTTTATGTGTACTATGAACCCTGAAAAAATTAATACTTTCACAATTTCATTGGATGGTATAGAAAGAGGAAGCAGTACTGTAGAGCCACTCTATTTATCAACTTCGGCGGCGCGATTACAAATAGGATTACATATTAAAGAGCGATAATTTTTTTTTAATTATATTATATTATTTTAACTTGCTGTTTTTTATACCATTTAATGGATTTTTTGCCATTTTTAGTGAGAATTTCTCCTAAAGGTTCACCCGGACGTCGCGATTCAAGTATGGTATCTAAATCAAACAATAATTGTGGCTCATTTTCTGGGGCTGGTTTCAATGCGTATTTGCCTTTTTTAGGCACATTCACAACGATCGGTTTCCAAGTTATTTGTTTATATTTGCGATATTTTTCTTTATCCTCGAGTTGTTCATCGATATTGGGAACATAACTATAATCTTTCGGTGATGACGACCCATAACTTAAACAAGTGAAAGGGTCATCTTCGTCCACCGTATCTTTAAAATTAATTGAACAATCCACCGAAGTCTCTTTAATCATCTTCAAAAATCCATCCATAATTTTAAGTTTTTTATTGGACAATCCTAATAATACTTGGTCAGAACTATCACCGTCTCTTTCAATGATTGGTTCGGTTTTTATCATTACCGGGTCAATGGAAGATATAAAGGTATATATGTCAACGATTCGCTCTTTTTCAGGCAATCCAAGATGAGACCCCATACGCACCGCTCGTCCTTTCACTTGTTTTAATCTCACTGGATTCCAGTAAGGCTCAACAATTAATACCTGTCTCACATTTTTAAGGTCAATTCCCTCGGCACCTGTTTTGGTAGTCATTAACACTTTCACAATAGCGCCTCGTAAATTGTCAACACTTAATGCCTGGATTTGTTTTCGCAAATTCGTTGGCAATTCCGATATTTCATTATTATATATTTTACGAAGCAAATCGCTTTGTTCGTCGCTACCTGACCAAAACGCGAAATGGGGTTTATCCAAATCCAAATTCGGCGGTAATTCATATTCGCCACTGGAATTTTTAACGAGTTTAAATTCATCGTAGCCATTGGCCTTTAAACATATAGATAATACGGCGATACCTTCAAGACTTTTATATTCAGTATATACAAACGACAACCCTTTCATAGAATTGATTCTTTTAATAATTTCGTTATATTTTGGTGAATACTTCATTAATTTATCGTTATCATTTATCATCAAATATTGTTCGCCACTTTTCTCAAGATCTCTTAGGACCTTCGCTTTGGCTTTTTCATATGCTTTGGCTTTTTCGGAATTTAAAACGACTGGTTCATTATCCAATTCAGCTTCCTCAATCCCAGCATCCATTTCATCCCCTATTCCCGACGGGGTTGGTCGTTCAAGGGTTTCGGGGAATACAAAACTACAATGCA